CTCATATTCCACCTCGGCATATTTGGTGCGGTTGCCGGCGAAGAAATCATCCTCCAGCCGGTGGCTCTTGGTCACGCCGGACAGCGTGATTTCCACCTGGTTCTCCGCCGCGTCCTCGAGCAGCTCGCGCCAGCCGCCGCTATCATCGGCGGTGACGTTGATCGCCTCGCCGGCGCAGGCGACGCCCTTCTCGCGCACGCCGGGGATCTCCTCGGCCGGCGTGCCCCACCGGAATTTGACCTTGCGGCCGACCCGCGCTTTTCCTGCCATATCGGTGTCCTTTCCTACCGTTCAGCCCAGACGAGAAAATCGAGCGCGGTGCGGAAGGGATAATCCGCGGCATCGCCGCCGGCCTCGCGCAGGTCCTGCTCGATATCCAGCTCGATCAATTGAAACGTGGTCTCGCCCACCGTGCCCTCGAAGGCCGACAGCGAGGCTTTCACGGCGCGCGCCAGCAGCTTGGCGCCGGCATAGCTGGCCGCCCAGCAATCCACCTGGATGCGCGCCTGCTCGAGCCCCACCTCGCCATCGTCGGCATAGAGCGGCCCGCCGCTGATGCGGTTCAGCACGACGGCGGGCAGTGCCGAGCCCTGCGGCCGCGAGCCGGGATACACGCGCGTGCCGACCATCCCGCTTACGGCGGCAATGCCGAGCAGGCGGGCAATCAGAGCTTCTTCCATGAAGTCCCGTTCGGTGGTGTCAGAGGATCGTTAAAACGCAGATCGCCCCGTTTTCGAAGAAAACAGAGCGATCGCAAATGAAGCAGCGGAGTTAGCTATGCGGTGTAAGCTGATAATGTCTCATCTCATTCGCCGCATCCTGGCATGCATTAATTGCAGTAGTTTTCGGAACGAATTTTATCTCGTACACTTTGGCTACAAGCGGCACCGTCCGGATAATCAACTGGAATTTTGTATCTCTTCTTTACCTCGCATTCGACAAATATTTCAAATTGTTCAAAATACCGCCTCGCAAATTCTTCCTTAGATTTGCATCTTGAATCCTTTAAATATTTTGATTGAGCATAATTTAGTAAACGTATCATGCTTCCTGCGCGATCCTCCATCAATATTTCTTTATTTAGCACTCCAAGATTAGCCGCAGTTGAGATTTCCTCATAAAAATTTAAAACATTTCTCGTAGATCTTTTTAAGGGGTCGGTGAGTTTTTCTTCACCTAAGTATGTACGTATTTCGTTTCCAACAACGTCGATATCATTTTTTAAATCTTGGTTGTAATTTGATAGAGTTATCATCTGAATAGTTTGAGAATTTCTTGAGTGGGAAGCATTTTGTTCGTTACCCTGCCGAAGTTGGGCATTTTGATCAACAATCAGTATTGTTCCTGCAAATACCGCAAATGTTCCGAGTAGAGCAACTCCTGTTCCAATCAACCATTTATAAAAGCTACTCCAAGCATACCAAGATAAAATATTCCTGGAAAATTCTTCAGAGTGTTTTTGCGCCTTCTGCAGATCACCAGACGCCGCGCTAAAAATAATATCTCCGAATGAGTTTGCCGTGGCAGTCATCGAGGTGTTGGCCGTTCCGAACATTTTTTTGAGAATACGATCTCGAAAGGCCATCGCAATAAGCAAGCAGATAATAAGAGAAAACAACGCTCCGATTGAAAATGCAGCGAGATCGATTGCCTCATTAATTATAATAAAAATCGCTTCTATTGACACCGGCACGCCGATAAGAATGGCTGAAAGTACGCCAAGCCAAAAATATATGTGTATTTCCACCGTGCTATTCATTGGAACCTATCCTCAGAAAATGTTCAGCTTGAATAACTTATCCCTTGACGATAGCGCGGGGCAAAATAAGAAGCATTACGGTATTTATAAGAAAATCATTTTCCGCATGGCTCGCATTTATTTGAAAAGCCGTCGTTCCCGATGCCGGTTGCTCTACAGTTTCGTTACCCCTCTCCGTTGAGCGTTCGGTGCCGACCGGGCCGCGATGAGGCGAAATCAGCCCTCGCTTCACCCTTCACCCTTCACCCTTTGGCCTTGGCGAGCCTCTTGGCCTTCCGGGCGAGCGCCTTCTCGATCCCGGCCCACATGTCGTCTCCGACGCTGTCGAGGACTTGCATCTTGCCGGCATCCCAGGCCGGGCGCAGGAACGGCTTCGGGCTGGAATGCGCGGTGCCGAACTCGACCAGTGAGGCATAGAAGGCCCTGTCATGTGGCCCGATCACCACCTCGACAGTACTGCCTGCCGTGCGATTGGCCTCGCGCGCCGCCCGACCGGCCTCGGCACGCGAGGCGCCGCCCTGCATCGCCTTGGCGAAGGCAGCCTTGCCGGCATTGCCGCCGCGGGCCTGGGCGATGATGGAATCGCGCAGCTTGCCGGTGCGCACCGGTGCCCGCGTCCGCGCCGCCTCGACAATCGGCTGCGCCCGCTTCAGCAGCACGCGCTTCACCACGTTTTTCGCGGTGGCTTTGGACAGGTCCTGCAGCGCCGCTTGGATCTCCCGCAGGCCCTCGACCTTGATCTTCATCGACTACGTCTCCGCCCGCGCCACGGCATCGATCTCGCGCCATTCCCCGCGCTCGAACTCACGGACGGCGGTGATGTTGTAATGCCAGTCATTGAAGAGGACGCGGTCGGTCGCCGCCACGCCGGCGACCTCCGGAGACCAGCGGATGACGAAACGCGCGCTGATCTGCGCGCCGACTTCCGCGGCGCGATAGGCCTCGCCGGCAGTGGCGTCGGTCACCTTCGCGCCCACCACAGCGATGTCGATCCAATCATCGACCTCTTCATTGAAGCCGTTGCGCGTCTTCAACGCTCGCTGAAGCGTGATCGGCCATTTGAGATCCTCGGCGGTCGGTTTTGCCATGGCTAAAGCGGCGCGAAGCGATGGTTGGAAATCAACTGCTCGACGGCGTCCGGAATCGCGTCGCCGGGATTGCCGTCGAACCAGTATTTCACCAGCAGGCGGATGGCCTGCTGGAAGGTGGCGAGGTCGGGATCGTCGGCCTCATGGCCGGCGGTTAATTCCACGCGGACCGCATCCGGTTCGCAGGCGGTCGCCGGCCAAGCGAGACCGAGTTTCGGCCGCACCGTCGCGCCGACAAAGCCGCCGGCAATCACGCGGTAGTTCGAGGCGGCAACAGTCTGCTCCTCGCCGGCGGCGTCGAGATAGGTGACCGCCTCGACCGACCGCGTCGGCGGCAACGGCAGGCAGATGCTGCCGCAGGGGAAGCCTGCCAGGGTGAGCCGCCAGCGCTGCTGCATCAGGCAACGGCCGAGAATACCGTCGCGGCCGTCAAGCTTCGCGGTCGCGGTGGCGATGTGGTCGGCCAGCCTGGCGTCGTGATAGCCGGTCTCGATGACGAGCGCCTGCTTGACGCTCGCCAGCGTGACAACCGGCTCGGTCGGGGCGGCGATCCGGAACAGGGCCATCGGCGTCAGGCCTTCACGCCCTTCGCCGCGGCGCGCGCGGGCTTGCGTTCGGACTTGCCGAAAGCGCCGGCCTGGCCGCCAGGCGCACCGGCATCCCCGGCGTTCTCCGCCACGCCCGGTTGGGCTCCGCTGAGGTCGAGGCCGGGCTGCGCCTCCGAGGCCGCCGGGGCGCCGTCCTCTGCGCTTGCATCTGGCGCGGCGGCGGAGGCCTCGTCGTTTGAAGTTCCGTCCTCATCTTTTAGCGGCTGCTCGCCAGCATCGCCCGCTGGCGCGCCGGTCAGGTCGAGGCTGGGCTGCGTCTCGACCGAACTGGCGGACGGCGCCAGCGGCGCGGCGGGTTCCTCGGCGGCGAGCACACGCTCTGCCGCACCGCGGCTGAGCCAGTGAGCGGCCGAAGCCTCGGTCAGGTCGACCACCTGGCCAGCCGAGAAGCGGGTTTCGTGGGGTGTGCCCTGATCGCCATCCTGCACCACCCGGTCCTGCGTGAAGCGGATCTTCACCATGGCTGTCATCCTGCTCTGGAGTGAGGGAGGGCGGCTTTTACGCGACGATCTCATCGACGGTGGCAGCATCGCTGTCTGAGGCCGGATTGTACCGGGCATCGAGGCCGAGCAGCACGGCGGAGACGAGGCTCGCCTGGGTGCCGACCGTCAGCGTCAGGCGCACATGCGAATAGCCGCCCGCAAAATCCAGCTCGACCTGGCGCAGGTTGATGATCGCCTGTTTGTTGCTGTCGGTGCCGGCCTGGGTGAGCTGGGTGACGGCCTTGCCGGCGATGTCCTTGGCGCCGGCGCCGGCGGCGCTGGTCGCCTGCTCCAGCTTGGCGTCGAGGGTGGCGGCGGCGCCGAGCACGCCGGCCTGCACGATGGCCATCACCGAACGCCAGTTCTGCATGCTGATCCAGCCGGTCGAGACGGCGCCGGCGGCTTGCGAGACAGGGTTGATCGCGGCGACGATGGCCAGGCGATCGGAGGGAAGGATGTTCGGGAAAGCGGTCATGGACGGTCTCCTGCGACCAGAAAGGATGGAGGGAGGTAGCGGCGGCCGCGCGACCGCCGCGAGCTTGGGGCTAGGCGCGTTCGTCCAGGCTGACGAAATGCGATTTGGTGTTGGCGCCATTCGCCGGCGCGACCGGAGCTGACAGATGCGGCTGGCCGCCGAAGCGCAAGATCCAGCGGAATGCCTGCAGGCCATAGTCGAAATACAGATGCAGCGAGGTGGCGTAGCGGGTGCCGCCTTCCTTGCGCACGCCGTAATAGCCCTTCAGGTCGAGCAACTGGATATCGCCCTTGTCGCCCAGCGTCTTGCAATGCTCGGAAAACCGCACCGGCCGGCCGAACAGGAACCCGCCAGGGGCGTTCTGGAAGCCAGTCGCCGGCGGCGTCCAGATCGGCTGCTGGCCGAGCATCATGGTCATCAGCTGCGGCATGACATCGGAATTGACGTACCAAGCCGTCCGCGCGATGCCTTGGGAGAGCACGCGCGAATACATCTTCACCACATTCTGCGCGACGATGGTGTCGGCCGCCTGGCCGGCCTCTTTCGCCACGCTGACCTGGGCGGGCGAATTGAAGAAACCGAGCGGCTTGGCGATGCCGTCGCCATACATGATGGTGTCGTCGAGCAACCAGCTGATCGCCTCGGCCGATTTGGCCGTCAGCCGGTTTTCCAGACGCGGCGCGTCTTCGACCAGTTCATCCGTCGCCGTGACCATGCAGAACAGCTCATGCAGCATGATCGAGCGCGGTTTCAGGTTCTGCCGGGTCGGTGTCATCTGCTGGGCTTCATTGCGCCACTTGGCCTTAATGCCGGCCGCCGCCCAGGGCGTGGTGTCATCGACCAGGTCATTGATGACATTCGAGCTGGTGGGCTCGACATCGATGTCGTCGAGGAAGTTATCCTGCACATTGACTAGCTCCCAGATCCGGTCGCGGAACTCCGGCGGCACCAGATAGCCGTCACGGCTGCCGCCCTCGCGGTGGAAGCCGGTGGGATCGGCGGCGTTGAGGCGCGCATCGATGGCGAAATTCGGTGCGCCGGCCGAGCCGCGCATCACCGCCCGGCCGAACTCGGCCACGCTGGCGAAACCGGCGCGCGGATCGAGGCTTTCGCGCTGGACACCGACCTGGATCTGGCTCTGCGGCAGGGTCACGCCGCCGGCGATGGCGGTCGAGGTCTGCATGGCGCGGCGGCGATCGGCGAGTTGCTCGGCCGAGGCGATCTGGGCGGCGAGCTCGGTCAGCTCCAGCTCGATCGCGGCGAAGCGGGCTTCCTCCTCCGTCGTCAAACTTGCCCGGTTTTCCTTCTGCGCCTTGTCGAGCAGGGCCGTGCCCTCGGCCTTCAGATCATGCTCGCGCTGACGCAATGCTTTCAAATTCATATGCCTCTCCTGTGCTGGATGCCGGGCGCAAAAGCTCCGCCTTCCCCGCCCGGCAGAGGCGAAGGCCGCTTCGTCAAAACTTTTGTTGTGTGCTGCTAAGCGAGCGCCAGGCGCCGCCGGCGCGTGGCGATATCGCCGCCGCCGGAGGCCTCGCCTCCGGACCTCTGCTTGCCGACGGCGCGCTGCATGCGCCGGACGGTGTCGTCGAGCGTGCCGACGCGGTCGGCCATGCCGAGGCGGACCGCCTCCTGGGCGCCGAACATGCGGCCGCCGCCGAAGCTGTCGCGGACGGTTGCCACCGGCACGCCGCGGCCCTTGGCGACATCGCGCACGAACATGGCGTAATAGTCATCGACACGGGCCTGGACGTGCATGGCCGCCTCCTCGCCGAGCGGGAAGGCCGGATGGCCCTCGGCCTTGTTCGGCCCGGCCTTGATCAAAGTCGGCTTGCGACCCTGCATCTCCAGCGCCTTGGAAATGTCCTCGTGATAGGAGTAGACGCCGATCGAGCCGATCTCGCCGGACGGGGTGACGACGAGCTGCTCGGCGGTCGAGGCCAGCCAATAAGCGGCGCTGGCGGCTTGGTGATGGGCGACCGCCCAGACCGGCTTGGCGCTTCGGGCCTCACGGACCGCCTCGGCCGCTTCCGGGATGCCATAGACATTGCCGCCCGGGCTGTTGATGTCGAGCAGGATGCCGGAGACATTCGTGTCACCGGCGAGCTGGCGCATCGCCGCGGCGAAGCCCTCGGCGGACATACCGCCGCCGGTCGACACGCCCTCGACATCGCGAACGCGCGGCGAGATCACGCCCATCACCGGCACGATGGCGATGCCCTCTTGCGGCTCGCTCCTGCGGCGTTCCGCGACGCGGGCCGCACGCTCCTCCTGCCGGTCATCATCCCAGGGTGTATCGTCGGCGCTGGGCGCGCCGATCGCGCGGCGAATGAGCACATCGAGGATCACCTGGGCTTTGGTTTCCTCGATCGCCCAGGCCGAGCCGGCCACCCAACTGAGCAGGTGTAGATATCGCATCGGTCAGTCTCCAGGTCCGGTCAGAAGTCGGCGGGACAGCATGCCCTCGAGCGCCATGAGCAGGGCGCCTGGCGTTTGCTGCTGCCGGCCGCGCTGCAGCTCGGCCAGGTCCGCGCCGGCCGGCGCCATGTTCAGCGGCTGCAGATAGACATCGCCATGCTCGACCGGGTTCATGTTCTCCAGCCGGCGGATGTCGTTGACGCTGAGCCAGCCCCAATTGCGGGCGATGGCATAGCCCTCATAACGGGCTTTCAGATCGCCGCGCAGCAGGCCGCCGACATTGTGCTCGACGAACAGGTCCGGCGTGAGCGGCGAAATCAGGTCGCGGTAGAGGCACTGCTCCCAGCATTCCAACCACGACAGCAGCGTGTCGGTGACGAATTCGAGGGACTGCTGCTCGATGTTGGAATAGGTCGCGTCGTCCAGGATGCCGATCTTGTGCGGCTGCATGCGCCAGAGACGGCAGATCTGCAGCGCCACCTGCATGTAGGTTTCGAGGAACTGGGCTTTGTTGTTGTCGACATTGATGGTGTTGACCTTGCCATTCTGGTCGAGCACTGCCGGCTTATGCCGGTTCTGCCGGCCGAACTGGTGTATCCATTTCTGCCGGTATTCCTCCGCCTGCTGCCGGTTGGCGAACTTGCCCGGCAAAGTGATGACGACGCCGGGCGTGGCGTCATTCTCGAAGAACAGCCGGGCATAATCCTCCAGCGCCAGAGCGCGCTGGAACACGCGGACACCGGTCGAGAGAACCGACTTGCCCATCAGGCCATCCGAGGTCAGCGGAGGCTTGCGCAAATGCAGGATGTCCTCGCGCAGCAGGCGCCGCGTGTGTCCACCCTCGCGCACCTCATACAGATACTGGCCGCGGCCCGCCCCCTTGACGATCTGGACGCAGCACGGATCGATGCGCACCAGCTCACTCACCGGCCCATTGCGGCCGGCGACGATCTCGGCGAAGGCGTTGCGATGCAGCGCCAGGTCCCAGGTCATCTGCGCGCGCAGCTCGTAAGCGGTGCTGTTGACGATGGTGTTCGACTGCGCGCGCAGATGACCTGGGAC